CTCTGATTCATTTAGCAGGATTGGCTAGAAGCACGCCACCCATTTTCGAGGATGTCACCGTATTCGTCTTCCTCGCCGTCAGCACCACCTTCGTAGTAGCCACCCATACCGTAACCACCGAAGTTCACAAAGAACGATAGGCCATGTTCATCAGCGATGGCTTCAGCCTTGTAGATGAGCTGCTGAGCTTCACTCAGCAGCAGTTCGATTTGCTTGGTCAGTTCACGTTTGTCAACAGTCATATTAGATATCCCAGCCGAAGTCGTAGCCTTCTTGGGCCGAGGTCACCCACTCACAACCACCAGACGATTCCCACAGAGAAGCTGGAGTGTAGGTGCTTACATCACCATCACGGTCTTCGAAGGTGAAAGGCACTTCAGCCGATTCAGCAAGGTCAGCAGCCCACTCACGCAGACGCTCAAAGGCTTCATCGTAATCCATGTCATCCACACCGTCTTCTGGCAGGTTCTTCAGGATCAGGGCGAGCTGAGCTAGGCCGGCGATACCGTCTTCCAAGCCTTCCAGATCAATGGAGACGTCGTCATACTTGCACAGCTCACCCTTGTAGTTGGTGTATTCATTCTTGGTATCAGCTACAACATATTGAACATCAGCAGCCAATTGAACACGTACTTTCTCAACAGAACTAACTACAGCCATTTTGATTCTCCTATTTAAATTATGGGGTTTAGCAATACATAGAACTGGAATCCCAGTCCACAGCGTCAATCAGACGGAAGTCATTGGTGGTGCCAGCGATGTTCAGATTTGCTGGGATGTCATACTTGTGTGCAAGCTCCAAGAGTTCATTCATCAAGACAGTGACCTCAGGAGTCAGTGCAGCAATACGCTCAACAGCCTTACGACGACCAAGGTTGTATTCGGTCAGTTCAGCACTATAACTGGTAGCCATATACGATTGAACCTCTTCAATGCTGTACTCAGCAGGCGTCAGTTCGAACATGTAGTTGTCGTAACCAGCACGTTCAGAGTCAACCGACACATAGTCGATATACTCACCATCGGCACCATAAGTATTAACATCCAGACGCTCAACTTCAACTCTGACTGCATCACTCAGGTCTAGACGACCAGCAGTCACTTCGATTGCGATAAACAGTAGGTTGGACATTGCGTTATTCATGCTTTCTTACCCCCTTCAGCGAGACGATTCTCAATTTTATGGTCAGCTCGGGAAGCATTGTATTCCAGCTTCTCGATTGTAGCACCAGCTAAGTCTAACCCTTCATGACCACACAAGTCAAGGATTCGAATGAAGGCATCTGCCAGCTCAACTTCAATCATCTTACGATGTGGAAGCTTATCATCCATAAGGTCTTTGCGAGCACCTTCAAGGGCTTCTGACACTTCAGAGTGTACCAATGCCAGCTTGGACAAGATCAGGGTTACATCACCCTTAGGGAAGGCTTCACCAGTGCTGATGTTCTTCCACCAACCAGCTTTCACGTTGCCATCATACACCACCTCTTGCAGGTGGGTCAAGCCTTGGTGAATCTTTGCTACTTCGAATACTTCCAAATTACTGATCATTGAATACTCCTTTTAGTGCTTCATATAGGGACATCTGGCAATCACTCACACCTTTATTAAGGGTGAATCCAAGTGCCTCTGCGTTTTTACGCGCTTGTGCAACAGATGTTTCACTGAGGGCATACAGCCACTCAAGCTCTGCCTGACTTTCAATAGTCAGTTTGATTGGTTGGAAGATTTTACCTACTCGTTCAATTTGCATTAATAATCTCCTGTTGGATACTTCTCAAAGAATTCATTTACACGGCGGAAGTATTGGTCACTCTCGACCAGAAACTCTGCCCACACTCGCACGTTCTTCAGGTAGATGTCCTCACACCAACCCGGTTCACCTTCATTGCAGTACGGGTCAAACCACTCAAACTTGGCGTCTTGGTCAACATACTGCTTTTGCTCATTAGCGTTGATGATGGTGTTGGCCCATTCAGTGTGACCTTTACCAAGCAGCCAATAGGACCAACTACCAATTGGCCAACCATCGAGGAAGTAGTCTGTGAAGCTCTCACCAGCGGCATACTCCCATCCACGAATAGCTTTCACCATAGCGTCTACGTTACGTTCGATCATAGTCAACCCTCCTTAGCAGTTATAAGAGCTGGATTGCCAGCCTTCGTAAGCTGCGTATGTATCACTCCGCGAGCCACCTTCAAGAGTCATGTCAAATGGAATCTTCCATTCGTCAGAGACAGCACGTGCCTCAGCATGTAGCACTTGGATAGAGTGAAGCAGAGCTTCGATGATGGTTGCAGCTTCTTGGCTGTTATTGATAGACATGGTAGTCTCCTATTAAAGTGGTTGAATGAGGTCGAGGTCTTCGTAGGCACCTGCAATACTACGATCTTCATCGTCATATGCACAGTAATACGGACTACCCTCACCAGCAAACAGTGGAATTGACGTACCATCATCCTTACTCAGCGTCACTATAGTGCCCTCTGGAAACAGGCTACCCTTCAGTGCAACAAACTGATCACCTACTTTGTAACCCAACTTCTGGCATGGCGTCATCTTACTCTCCTTATTGAATGTTGTCAATCGTTGCGAATGTGAAACCCTGACCACCTTGTACAATCAAGGGGAAGGTGCGGAAGCCCATCAGACCAACTTCTTCAAGTGCGTCGATCAGTTCCTCCATTGTGTAATCCTTGTCCAGTTGTTTGTACTGGAACTCAATGTTGCGAGACTTTAGCACAGCTTTGGCTTGTTCGCAAGAGCTGCATTGAGATTTACCGTAAATTGTTACCATTGAGATTCTCCTTCTTCGAAGTCTTCTTCAGACGATTGAAACTCTTCATCCAAGAACGCATCGCATTCAGGACACCACACATCCTCATCTTCTACCCATGCATCACACTCAGGACAGTACATCTATTTCTTCTCCTTCTTGTCGGCAATCTCTTTCTCTTTGAACTGGCAATCACGTAGATGACTGTACCACATCTCAGTCATCTGGTCACGCATTTTATTCAATTCATTGATCATCAGGTCGAGCTTTTCGATTCTCTTGTGGAAGCTCTTGATGTCGTGAGCTGAGAATTCTAGCTTAACTGGCTCACCATAGCAAGCTCTAAATGCAAGCTCAGCGGTGAGATTTGGCTTGACATTCTCGCCATCACCCCAAGCATACATATCCTTGATGAGTGGCGTCTCGATCATGGATATCATACTACCTGTTTCGTGTGCAGCATCAGACAGGAATCGCTTACTCACATATCTCATAAAAAAAATCCTCCCGCACCGTTTCTGATGGGGAGGATTCTATAGCTATCAAAAGGGTCTGTCAACCCCTCACTGACACATTTCACACATTTCTACACGGGAGATTTCACCAGCACCACGCATCGAGTAAATGTAGTACAACGACAAGATATTAGGATCATTGAAAGCAATCCTGTGAATCCTGCCGATATATTCTGGTGTATCGTTTGAGGTGAAGTATAGGTTAATACTCTGCCCTTGGTCGATCCACTGTTGACGTTGAGAACACAGACGCAAGTGATCTTCCATTGGAATCTCAAACCCTGTCCTGAATACAGCCTTCTCTTCATCGGTTAGCCAGAGTACATGCTGTACGCTACCCTTACGCTCGTTCATATCCTTGACACATTGGTCAAGGTTCAGCTCTTTGAACTTGATCAGTTTCAACAGCACTTTGTTAATGCGGAAGAACTCACCTCCTGCGGATTGTTTGGTGAAGCACATGGCAACATCCAAACCAACACCCTCAGAAGCTCCTGCCATCAGCTCTGCGGTGCTCTTTGTAGGAGGCATCATCAGCATTGTGGCATTACGTTGTCCAAGCCCTACGCAGCCCAGAGGCTCTCCCATAGTGACAGCCAGCCAAGAGTTAGCGGCTGTTGCATCTTTGAAAACACCTTTAAACACTTTCGTATTCAACATCATGGCTTCCATACTAGAGACAGACAACATCTCAGTTTGTAGCAATGTGTGGAATCCTAGAACACCAGACCCAAGAGCACGGAACTCCTTGGTAAACTTGTAAATCTTTCTCATCGCTCGCTTGTCATACTCAGACATTTCGTCCATGCACTCCAAGTATTCACTGATGTTGCAGTCACTCATAACTTGACCAACAAACACCAAGTGCTCAGGCCAACTACGGTATAGTTCCAAGTTGTAGTTGAGGATTACACAACTGAATGTGTATTCATCGTTAGCTGGCAAGTTAGTCTCTTGACAAAGATTGCTCGCTCTTGCTCGTAGGCCAGCACGTTTGAATGCTTTAGCCAGCTTGCGGTTCATCTTATCAATGAACGAGAAGTATCCCTTACCACGTGGCATTTTAACACCCAACATCTTGGCAAACTTACGAAGTGCATCAGCATCCTCGTTGTTCATCATGTCAGTGAACTCATCGTCAATCAACCAGCCAACGTTGTTACTCTCTGTGCGTTCATATAGATAATCAGCAACCTTGTCAAAGTCACCATGTTGTGGACGAATGCTGTAAGCACAACTCCCGCGACGTGGACCCTGAGCAACTTCTTCCATCACGTTGATGATGTCTCTTACCAAAGGCATAAGCCCTTGAGAGCGTCCACCACGAATCTTGTCACCTTCAGCAGGCCAATCATCCAAGCAATACGATGTACCGTGTGAGTGCTTAGTCAGGATCGCAGCTTCTGTCAGGAAGTCATAACGATCAAATAGGTTGTTGCCTACGTTACCACCAGCACAACTTACAGTGGTGCCACGTTTACGGATACCACCATTGGCAAGCAATGGAGTGGAGGGACTAATGAAGCCATCCCACATCGTCTGGTAGAACGCATCTTCCCAAGATTTACCACTCCAATATGGATTGGTATTCCACCACTCAGGATAAACCTCTGGAGCGTGCTTCGCCATTGCTTGAGCTACAGTGCGGAAGCGGTTCTTCACCGTCTCGTTGTTGTACGAATACTTATCATAGAACAACTGAATCCCTCCGGTAGTGTACCATGGTGGGCACACTCCCTCTACAATCTGTTGCTTTCTTAGTGCAGAAAAGTCAATCACTCTAGTTCCCCTTTATCAATATACCCACGAACGAACCCTTGTACATCCCAAGAACTCTCATACTCCATACCCATTCCCGGTGTGAAGAAGTCCACCATCTTGTAAGAGTCAGTTCCCAATTCAAACCACTTGGTGATAGGGGAAGTTGCTTCAGGGAAAGGCAAGTCCAACCCAAGACGCTCAGCAAAGACGTTCAGCCTTACTTTGATATAATTCTTAAAGTCATCTTTAGTCATCCCATTCAATGTATCTTCAATGAATGCTAAATCAATGATCAGACACTCATGCTCATAAGCATATTGAATCGCCTTGTTGATCTGCTCAACACGCTTCAAGTCTTCACGTAGGGGACGACCCAATTCTTTATAGTGTTGGTTGATTGCCCAAGCAGCAGCGAATCCATGCAAGTCTTCGTCAATGGCAGACTGGTTAGTACCACGTACTACAACAGGAAGCTTGTTGTACCCATTACTCTGGAAACTTTTCAGGATCGCAAAGCTGGCGAACAACAACGCAGTCTCAGTCATAGAGAACACAATCACAGAGAGAAGTTTATCCTCACCGCTAAGCACACTCTCAAGCCACTCTACACGTGCAGCCAACTCAGGGTTAGCAGCATAAGCACGATAATGTTCGTCTTTATCCAGACCAAGTTGTGTGTTAAGTTGGTTGTAGAATCGTGCGTGAACTTGCAACTCGAAAGCAGCAAATGCAGCAGCCATTGCTTTAGCTTCTGGCGTTGGGAACACCTTGATAAACAAGTTACCCCAGAACTCTTCACCAACAATCAACTCATACTTCAAGAACAGTTGCAGTACAAACTTCACAGCATGTAGTTGAGCTGGTTTAAGATCGAATAGAAGTTGCATACGATCCAACTCGACTTTCATTTCTGTGTTTGTCCAGAACTGCTTGTCAAACTGTTGATCGGCAAACTCATAAAACTCTGGGTAGACAGTAGCATAGCTATCGGTCTTAGTCATAATGCGGGTCTTGGCATCAAAGTCGAACGGTAGCCCCATTGCCACCGCCTCTGTTTGGTCATTACTCAAAATGTTATTCCTGAATGTTAGTTGGTGATAGTGTTCCTTGATAGTTCATTGCACGTAGTGTGTGCCGCAAGCTATCATCCTTAGTCGCTTCAATTTGTGCATCCATACTTGCACAGCCAGTGGCTAGCCAAGCTTTGTCAATACGTTCAAAGCCTTCTACACGAATACCATAGTATTCAATCTTGTTGATCGTGCGATGGTTGCACGCTACAAGTTCATAACCTAGGACAACATCCATACCATTCGTAAACAGAATGGACTCAAAGATTTTCTTGTTGTCAATCTCAACAGCTTCTTGAAAGCCATCAACCATATTCAAATCGTGGAAACTCAGTGCATAATCTGCCATGTTGTTACTCCTTACTGCGAATGAATCGCCCATTTGTTTGGTCGCGAGCATTCTCGGGTTTCAGTCCAGATTCGATTGCATGTTTGGTATTCTCTTTGGGAGTTGACCATTCAAGATTCGAAACATCATTGTTGTGTTTGTCGCCATCAATATGGTTGACAAAGGGTTTGCTGTCTGGGTTTTTAATGAAAGTTTCTGCTACCAGTCTGTGGACCCTGTGAGTCTTAACCTTACCACCTCTGGCGAGTCTAACTGTGAGGTAGCCTGTACCATGTTCAGAGCAAACCCTCTTAATACCCGGAACAAACTGCATCACAATGCCGTATGGAGCTTTACGCTCCACCCAGCGTTCTAAGCTGTACACGTCACCTTGTAGAGTGACTGCGTACAAACCCTCATAACCTTTAATGTCCAACATATTCATGGCATACGTTCCCCGGAATCAATTGACGATATTGAACCCAACCAACAAGGTTCCCGCTCCAAAGTTTGCCATTCCTATCTGCATGTGTGATTCCAGCTTCCCAGCTCTTAGGATGGGCTGGCGAGTTTACGATACTAACACCCCACTCGTCTTCGTATTCTGCCATTGGCGTGGCACTGTGCTCAAACGGACTGGCATGCACTGGTTCACTCTCTACAAGGCGTTTGTAGATCATCTGAGCCTTTTCAAGCGTATCATCAAGCTTACGGAAAGACACTTGAGCACAGCAGCTAGAAGAGATTGCTAAGGCATTCTCAAGGGTGTCTCCTGCCCAATTAGTAGGCTTGAGGTTGTCGTCTACACTGTTGGCTCTCCAGTAGCCATCACCGAAGTATGGCGTGTGCCAGTCACCCGGTTGCAGTTGGATAGCTTTAGGCAAAGCTTCTTGCAAAGCTTCCCACATCAAACGAGCAAGCTCTCTGATTTCAGGTTGTGCATCTTTGTGGTTACGCAGCCAGAAGAAGTTGTCAAGACAAGTTGCTGTCATCACAGTCTTCATCATCTGGAAAGGTTCAAGGATTCGGTTGGCTACTTGTTTGTGAGCGCCACACTTGTCCATCTTCTCAGCGATGTAAGCAGCTTCCATAGCTGCATCTTCCCACATACCTTGTACATCGTACAGGTTGCGACCTTCCAACTGTTGGCTGGCCTGCATTCCCGGCTCATTCTGTCCCCAGTGGATAGGGCTAGCATAAGCTTCACGAACAGCAGCGATAATAGTCTTAACTGGGATAGCTCTGGACGACGCGGCATTACGTGAGAACAGACGATGCGTCATGAACTCTCCGTGAATAAATCGTTGGTATTCAAGTTCCCATGTAACGATGTGTTGACCACTCGGTGAGATAGAGTGAGCGATGATTTTCGCTGTAATCTTTGGTGTCATTTTTGCCTCCTTCAAATGCAGAAAGGGGAGCCTTTTAAGGGGCTCCCCTTCCAATGGGTTATTCGTCATCAGGGTGATATTATAACCTGATCATCACTTCCAAGTCAAGCGTTTCTTAGTAGCAATCCATCAGTGTCCTTGCTTGCCGTTGGTCGATCATCAATCAGCACGCCTTGTGCTTGAGCATCAATGATGATAGCCAGTGAAGCCATGGCATGACCAAGGTTGTGCACCGTAGAATCAGATGCATCCTCTTGACCTTCTTGCCACTGAGCGATGTGTCTCAGAGCAGCATCAATGTAGACAGATGCTTTGACGTTGGTATCACGCCAGTTGCACAATCCATACTTATCTGCACCATTCTCCAATGCTCGGTTTACTTCGATATTGGCTGCTAGCGGCAAGTAGCGTAGAGAGTATTTCTTGCTCGCAGCCCCAACCTTTGGGTTTCCAACCTCAACTGGTGGCCCAGTATGAGTGTGCATAGCTAGAGTTGTCACTTCAATACCAACTTCCCCAGCTTCGAAGTAGTCATGTGCATGACCTTCATAAGTAAATGCAACACTACCACAATCGTCCATCACTTTCCATGCACGCTTTAGAGGGTGTCCAGCTTGCAGGAATCTATCATTGGATAATAGTGTATCATTATTAACTACTACAGCATGGGTGCCTTCTGGCATGGCCAGCATTTCATCAATTGTCAGAATCTTGATCATCATCATGCTCCACAGTAGCTACCATCGGTTCATCCAAGCCAAGGGCATCTTCAATGATAGCTTTGGCAGTTGTAAGTTTGACCAGAAGAATCATTAGTTGTTCTGGTGTCTCTCCATGCTTATCAAGCAGGTCTTGGACGAAAGAGTAAAGCTCTTCCGAACTAATGATATCCATTGCAGAGACTTTATTCAACATGGACTTGCCCCTGAATTGCTTCGAAGATAACCTTCAAGACAGGCAACACATCTGGAATCTCATGATCCTCAGGGAAGGCAGCTTCACACAGGTTCAGGATGTCGAAAGCCAGAGAGGCTTGTTTGGTTGTAAACATAATTTGTTCAGACATGGTATCTCCTTTGTATTGTTGATGAGGAGGATGTTACTCGCTCCCCTTCTCAGTGTCAAGCTGTTTTGTAGCGTTCTGTCAGGTAGTCCAGAGACACTGGCATTGGCAGACCAAAACCGTCTTTCACCTCGTTTAATACCATGATTCCGCGAAAATGGGCATTCCCTTGGTGGCCTTTGTAAGCCTCATCATGCGGATAACATGCACCGTTGATAATGCCAATGCGGTATTTGCCGTCAAGCTGGTTATCAGCGATTGCAATGTCCAACACTTGCTTGTGACCAACAACAAACGAAGAGCCTACAGCCTTCAACTGACCAGCAGCATTACCAGCACGTGGACGGCCATTCATTGGGTTCATCAGGTAGTGCACATAGTGAATACCGTCAATTGCAACAGGCTTCAAAAATGGAACCACTTCCCAGCCGAACTGCTCCAGATTAAGTGTAGCTGTACCCACAAAACCGTCCAGCTCTGGATTATCGTTTGCCATCCGATTGAAGCGCTCTTCGTGATTACCCTCACAGAATACCATGCGAGGGTTATACACTTTCTTCTTACTGGCTCGCTGTTGCTCTTGCAGGCGTTTAATCGGGTCACACAGAAGGTGCATACCTTGAAGGCCAGCTTCGATATCAAGTACAAGACGACGACCCTCCATAGATTTCTTGCCCTTATCATAACTTGACAATGACTCAAAGTCAAAGTGATCACCGATGTGTACAATCACATCAGGCTTCTTGTCAGCAATGTACTGACCAATGTAACTCATGTACTCCAGTGATTCAGATGGTTTGCACTGGGTATCTGCAATTATTAGGTGTTTACTCATTAATTTATCCTCCGAGGTAGTCTTTCTTTAGGGTGAGTAGCGCCTCCACAAGGGCATCAATATCACTTGCGTAAACAACTTTATGGGACTTACCATACAAAGATTCGTTACCCATTAGGATAGCTTGGTTCTCTATGGAACTAACTGTGACTTTTACATAATCACCACTTCCAGTGTCTCCGTAGAAAATCTTCTTGATCACATCTATCATTACCCCTCCTTCAATATTGCTGTGATTTGTTCACGTCTAATCTTAGCATTGGCTCCCGGCTTAACCACACCTCTATCCTTCAGCCAAAGCTTCTGCTCTGGTGGTGACAGCTTCATAAGTGCGATAGCCTGTTTCTCAATGGCTGCATCTTCATGTGACATACCTTGACGCTCCGCTAGAGTTTTGATCTTATGACAAGGCTTGCACAAGAATGCAAGGTCTTCCTTTCGAACAAAGACGATCCCTTCGACAAACTTCTGAATGTCAGCGACCTTTCTCAGTGAGTGTTCACCTGTCTTGTGGTCCACTTCCATGCTCTTTAGTATGTGTTCCTTCTTACAAATCTCACAAACTCCACCCCAAACTTTAGGACGGCCTTTGCGTAGTTTCGCATTAGGATTGGTGATCATAACACGGGCTTGCTTGACAAACTCAAGCTTAATTGGATTCTTACTCCAGAGGTATCGCCGGATTCCGCCACGAATCCAGCTAAGATACATTGCCTCTGTCTTCCAAATCTCAGGGTATAATTCCCAAGGTTTGATGTCCATCAGATCACGCCCAGTTTATCAAGCAGGACACGCACATCAATGCGGTCATCTTCCCAACGTCTCATATGGGCACAGTCGAAATAGAGTTGCATGATGTCAATAGCATCTCTGTCTTGAATCAATCCTGTGTGGTCCATGTAGACAACACGCTCAGGATACCAGCTAAGGTATTGATTGTAAAGGGCTGTTAGTGCATCTTTGTCATTGGTTGTCTTGTCCAGCACGTTGTACGCTGCCACTTCACCGAAGGTGACACTCTTGCCGAGTTTGTCTTGCTGAATCTTGTACAAGTCAGATGGATGGTAGCAGTCAACCTTGTCTCCGTAGAGCGCTTGGAAGTAGAGCCACTTGCGGCCAGTACCCTTGATGCCCTTACCCTCTTTGTGAAGCTCACCGAAGCCATGAATATACACAGGCTTGGTCATCTTAGCAGGATTGAATAGCCACCCAGAGCAGCCTAAGGCGTCTTTGTCCTCAGTCACACTAATGACCTTAGTCTTAGACAAGTGCCCCTCATACGAGCGCATAGACTGTTTGTCGTCAACTTCCATACCGTTGATCACGCCAGCACTCAGCTCGCCAATCATGTAAGCACGAAGCTCTTTCAGTTGAATTGGTCTAATCGTGTCTTCACGCTTCCCTTTGTACGCCCCGCCCAATGTGGCCGATCCTGCCCACTTGCCAACTGTAACGGTGTGAGACATAGGCAACGGAATTTTATCACGGAAGTTATCAGTGCCGCCAATATAAATTTCATTCTTCTTGATCCCCAGACGATTAGAATACCCTTTGAGCATTTCACGGATCAAACTCTTGCCGTAGCTTGAGTGGCGTGGCTCTTGAACATCAGTGATTGTGTACATATCTTCTGTGTGGCTTGTTCCCTCTAGGAACTTACGAAACGCTGTGCGGTTATCCCAGTGTTCAGTTACACCCTTCTCGATATGTTGTGTGGAAATTGTGCGTTCTTCATTTGCAGCAGCAGCTTTGTAAGCAATACTATCAGCATCAAACACCAGTGTATCGTCAGACATATAAATCCTCCAGAACGAACTAAGGGGCCGAAGCCCCAGTAGTCTTAATCTTTGATTAATCGTTGTAGCCAGTCAACTCTTTGAACTTGGCCTGCACTTCAGCATTCTTAGCTGCGAACTCTTCAAACACATTCTGTGCTTCAAGTTTGGCAGCGGCAGCAATCAGGGCAATGTCAGCGGAAGGAAGACCTTTTGGGTTATTCTTCTTGTTGAACTTGTTGTCCTTCTTAACTTGGCTGATAATGTCAGCGACGATCAGTTGTTCACCAATCTGATCTACCAGATAATCAAACAGCTCTTGTTCACTCAGGTTGGTGCGTTCGACCTCATCATTCACAGTGGTGTACTCCGATAGTTGGTAGTTGCAGAAGAAGCTTGCAGGTAGGCGTATTCCATACCAACAGCATTAGCAGAGAAGCCACGTGTGCTGCCAGCCATCAAGCCCATAGAGGCGCCTACGGACACTTCGTCCATGTTTGCAGCAAGGAACACAACCTGATAACCTTTGGCTTCAGCTTGAGCGATCAACTCTTTCACTTGTTCACGGCTATACTCACGGCTAGCGTTTTCCTGACCATCTGTAAAGATATTGATGATTGCCTTGGCTGGGTTCTCAAACAATAGCTTGGTGAGTGCTTGACCTATAGCATCGTTCATTGCAGTACCACCATCTGGAGAGTAGCTGTAGACGCTCAGAGGCTCGACCTCTTGTACATTCTTTCCGTCAATCGGCATGCGAACACCGCTTGAGAATGTGTACAGTGTGACATCAGCAGCACCTTCTAGGGCTTTCTGCTCATCAATCAGACGATTGAAACCACCGATCACATCCATTTGCAGGTGGTACATGCTGCCAGATTCATCAAGAATCACTACGATCTTTACCGCTTCATTTGGATTGGACAAAACTATATCTCCTTTGTAATTAGGTGGAGGCACACTATACAAGCTGTGCCTATCGGTGTCAAGCATTTAATGCTTCTCCATGTTCAACATGCCAGAGTGAATGACACCTACTGCACAACCATCTAACCTCAAGAGGTTTGTCGTAGTCATCATGATGCCCTTCTATGCCAAGACTGCTTGAACACAATTCACATTCATCCAACTTAACTATCGTGCCGCTCTTCACAGCACGTCCGATAATCTGGTGGGCTTTGTACTTCTTAGGATTCTCAGCTCTGTATCTGCGAAGGTCTTCCGCATCCTGTCTATTGCCTCGATTCCTATCATACTCCTGAACAGCAGGGTTTACCTTTCGTCTGACTTTAACATCAGTCTTAGTACATTCCTTACACTTATTCAAGTGACCATCAGCCATCATCTTGTGCTTATAGAATTCAGATAGGGGCTTTGCAGCCCCACACTTAAAGCAACACTTCAATTAGATCATGTGCAGGAACATACGACCTTCCTGCTTTCCGATTGGACTGAAAGGCACATCATCCTCGAAAGATGTGTCATCACCAACTGGAGCAGTTGGTGCCACTCCGGTAACAACCTTTGGAGCTGCCTGAGTTGCCTCAGGAGCATTCCCGCCCAACGCATCCAGCTCAGTCTTCAGGACAGAACCTTCGTAGTTGTTAGCACGCTTCTGGTGGCTCTTGATGCAAGCACGCATTTGCTTCAGTGCGCTTGGATCGTTTGCCCCGCCTGCTGGGAAGAAGCTCACACCGTACAGAATACCATCTGGAATTTCTGGAACCGTCACACCTTCTGGAACCATACCAACCAGCTTGACTTCTTCTTGGAAGAACTCACCACCATTTTTACCCGGCTTCATGTAAACGCGGAACTGGAACTGGGCAACTTTACCCAGCAACTCACCGATACGATTCTTAGTGAACAAACCGTTTGCATCCAACAGACCACAGGCTTCTGCAAGTTTGTGCAGACCGTTGTTCTTTGCGAAAGCCCAAACACTCTTACCGTTACCGATTTCATGCTTGGTTTCACGGATGTTGTATGGCGAGGCTACAACTTTGGTTTTGTCGCTCAGGGTGAACTCACGGTTCAGCAGCAAACGCAGTGGTTGCAGTTGGCTATTGCCGAAGTATTGACCCTTGTCTACCATCGCTTGTACGAAGTCAACGGTCACTGCCAGTTGTTGGCAAGGCTTCTGAGGCCAGCATTTCAGACGGCAAGGAACACCCTTCTCGTTGAAGCCGTCCTTGAAGTATGTAGCAGGCTTGGCTTCAATCTCTTTGGCCTCTGCCGCTGCATCACCTTTGTACTCTTGTTCAGCGTCATCCAGATTCTGTTCACCGAGGTCAACAATACCAGAGATGATACCCGGAACCGAGCGTGCCTTTTCCTGAGTCTTGGCGGCGTCAATGACATGCTTGTTCATAGCATTCCAATCGACTTCGCGCTTAGCTCCACCAGTAGTTTGGTTGTTGGTAGTTGTAACGAATGTAAAACCAGTCATAATAATCTCCTAACTAAAACCCGAAATTGGGCAGAGTGGGGCCACCTTGACCCCTTTGCTGTGGAATATCCGCTTAGCGAATTTCCTTCGTGGCAGTGTAAGCATAGAGCGAGACGCCACGTGCCTTACCACCAAGAATAGATTTGACGTTGCGGGCTTGCTCACGATCAGCAGTAGTAGCCACAACCTCTTTGTTCTTAAAGATACCGTAGATTACCTTAGAAGGTAAGTCAGGGTCAACAGGCGCTGCCTGCTTAATCACCTCGTAGTGATGAACCTTCATATACTGGGTGAAGCCATTTTCATCTTCAAACTTCTGCCACTCTGGGTTTAGTTCGAAAACTTCTTGTGCAGTCACGATGCTGCCAATGGTTAGCTTATGGAAGTCAGAGACTCCAGTACCACCACCAATTACAACCACCTGAGTACCTTGTACAAGAGCCATTTAAATCCTCCTTCGTTTGAGAGAGCGTATATTACGCTTGTTTCTGATCGCTGTCAACTGACTTATCAGTAATTAATTCAACATGATCTTCAGGAAGCCTTTGACGGATACCCTTGGAATTGGTGTACAGATGAGCGCCCAGAAATTCAGCAGTACTCACACGTTCGATAATCTCACCAAGAGCATACATATGATATAGACTCTTGCTGATCACTTTGTATTTGTTCATGCCAACATGTCAGCGAAACGACCTTTGATGCGGTCCAGACGGGAATGCGATTCAGTTGCTGCTTCCAGCAATTTGGTACGCTTCTCGATTTCAGCTTCGTGGTCAGCCTTCTGAGCTGCGATAGCTGCTTGAGCTACTCCAAGCTTGGCCTGAGCATCAGTGAAACCTTGCAGTGCGTCAACAACCAATTGGTCTGGAGTCTTGGCATCTTTCTTATTGAAGAAAGAGAAAATGTCAGTGGTGCCAACAGTAGGTTCATTGCGAGTAGTCATTTGAATCTCCTTTGATTAGTTTGTCTTGCTGAGGTGCGTATCTTAGTGGACATCCTTGTCCGTGTCAACTCCTTTTATTAGTGAATCTCTGAATATCTTTCACCAAATTGTGTATCACATCCAAGGTCACGACGCAAGCCATAGTCCTTGTTAACCTTCTCAACAGCTCCTTTAATAATGGCAGCAATCGTTACACGGTTCTTCTCACTATCACCCATGCAGATGATACATTCATCGTGGAAACTGCCTGTCAGCGTCTTCCGCCCGAACAGATTATGCATGGCTGTCAGGATGTTGTCAACCCACATATCAAAGAAATATGAGCCAGTACCTTGAGCCAGTGTAGAGAATCGGTCACTATCTTTACGCAGAGAATAGCAGAACCCATTTACAGGATTGATCAACCACTTCCCACCGCGACTATCCTTAATCACCACCTGTTCATCAGCAATGGCCTTTACAGCCCAGTTCAGCTTCCAATAAGCTTCCCACAGAAGCTTCCCTGTCTCAAGGTCAACACCAGCAGCCTGAGCAATCTTGGCAGCCCCAGCATTATACACGGATGCATAATTGGTTGTCTTACCGTTCTTACGTGCCTTCTTAACCTTACCTGACGCACCTTTAGGGTTGGCCTTGAAGTCATCAAACTCGCCTTGTGTAATCATCATAGCTGTGAGAGCCATAAGGATGTGTGGGTCAAAGTCTGACGCCTGCATTGTAGCTACGTATTCAGGGTCATGAGGCAACATGAAGTGGTGTTTAACCCGGTCTTCAAGCGACGACATGTCAGAGCCTACCAGAATCTTACGGACTCCGGCAATCAGACTACCACGAATATCATAACCATAGGGCTTATCAACACCCGGAAGGTTCACCAATTCCCGGTGCTTCACTCGTAAGGTGTTCGTGAAACCGCCTATACGAGCCTTCAGGTAACGTTCGTCCTCCATGTCCTCTAAGAATGCCTTGAGGGTGTTACGGCGGTTCTCAGCTACCTTGTAGTCAGCGTAAACCTTAATAGCTGGCACTTCTTCAGCCAGATCAATCAGGGAATGACAAAGCTCCTTACCATCATCACCACCAACAGAGATTTGAGGGATTGCCCGCTCTGCTGGACGTGCAAGCTTCCAGCGTTCCCATTGTTTGTGACTACCCTTGCCTTGTGGCTTAGAAGCAATCCAAGCATTGAATGCTGGTTCATCCTTCTCATATTTGAATGTCTGAGGAACCCAACCTTTGGAGAACAGGAAGTCTTTAACTTGTACCGGACTACCCGGATTTGGCTCTTCATTCTTATTCCATACGCGATATTCAGTCTGCAAGTCATCAGGGTCTTGGTAAACAAGAATGAATCCGTTTTCTTCTTTATCCTTATCCTCAAACTTACGCATTGTTTCATCCCACTTAACCCAGTGGGCATTACGATCACCATTCTTTTTGAATGGGTCAGCCTTTGGTGCTTCCTTCTTGACATACTTAGGGACCATAGGCATCACAGCAGCCAAGCCTTCACGTGCACTCAGCACAATGGCTTCAAGTTTTTCAAGTGATGTACGGATGTGATCTACGTCACACTCCCAACGTGTTGCCTCTTGCAGCGCTGCACAGTCCATCTTGAACATTAGGAATGTCAGGATGCTGTCAATCGCACTGTCAACAGAACGATTGATCATGCCATCAATTGGAATCCACTCATCACGTGTGATGCGAGTACCACCAACCCAAAGAGTTTTCCCACTCTTCTCGTCTGTCTGACCAAAGTTAATTGCGTGTTGAGCCAGAGTGTACATATCCTCAAGACGAGCCATGTGATCCTTCCACAAAGCTGTGTTGATCTTAACGTCTTCTGTACAACGGTTTTCCATTGTGTCAAGGAACTCTTTGCCGTCACCATCCCAGTCAGAGATTGGTGGCTTGGCAATGCCATAGTCTTCAAAGAAGCTATCAAGGCCGTGCATGCGACGTTCAGGACTCAAATACCACGACAGAGCCAGTGTGTCAATGACCATCAGACCGGTGAGGTTTATACCGAGAACCTTCTCAACCATCTTAACGTCATAGCCAACACCGTTGTGCATAACAAGAGGGATACCCTTGTCAATATGATGCTTGAAGAACTTGGCTACACGCTCTTGATAGTTGGTATGGTCCCGACGAATGGTAAACACCTTGGATAACTCACCGTTCATCTCACGAATCTGGTAAGACATCACGTGCATCTTGGTTACGTCATGAAGCAGAGCATCCGCTTCGAAGTCGGCAATGCTTGCTTGCCTCCAATTTGTAATCTGTTTCATTTTCAAGTCTCCTAAACAATGAGAGCCACTATACCGAAGCATAGTGGCTCTGTCAACTGTCAATCGTCTTTGGCTTCTTGACTTGCTGCGTATTGCTTAGCAGCATCAGGGTTTCTATCAAGGAAGTCTTCCAGATCGTGAACCGTGTGTGTCGCATTGTCGTAGTAATACTTACCAGCATTAGGACTTGTGTTACCTGTCCAACGACATTTAGTCATCTTCATGCTTGTGATGTTACGCTCAATCTCACACTCAGCCTCTTTGTTACGTGTGAACAACAGGTTGCATGCAGCAGACTTGAAGATAGCAGAGCTGCCTTGGAAATCTTCTTCAAACAGATCAGCACCAGCCGAGTTGGCCTTAGCACCACCACTACTCTTACGAACGTGGTTGATCAGTACGAAGCTAACATCATGGCTCTTCACCATACCTTTCAGCCACTTCATGAATACAGCTTGTTCCTCATTGCTCATGCCGTCCATGATGTCTTGGAGAGGGTCAATGATGATCACTTTGCACTCACATGCAACGATCAGGTTCATGATCTTCTCTTTGATGTCATCCAGAGAGCCATCACGCTCTTCAATCAAATGCCAGCGGTGAGAGCCATCCTCTTTGAAGAATAACTCGTTAGCAGCGTCCTCAGCCTCTTGAGAATCAAAGAATGCGATCTTCTCAGAGTCAGTCATCAGGTCAATCTTCTTACCCATGTGACGAGACAACATCTTATTACCGTACTGTGCACAATCACTTTCAAGCGAAAGAACACCCGGTTTATGAGGACTGTTGAAAATCCAGTGATAGACACATTCATCTACGTGTGTGGATTTACCAGTGCCAGACGCAGATCCAAGGTTGACAATCACCTTCAGTGGAATACCACCACCCATCATCTTCTCAACACGGTGCATATAACGTGGCAATGGAATCTTTGGGATCACCGCTGCCTTCTTCATCAAGTTCATTAGGCTACCAGAGCCTACAATACCAGATGGGGTATATGGCATAGCTTTGTAGAAGTCTTGTACAAACTGGAAACCCTTCTCAGCCTTTAGGTATTCATTCGGGTCTTTAAGAGACATCTCCATGATGTAAGCTTTACCCTTAGGCAGAGCCTTACAGACCTTCTCTGCTGCTTCTCGCCCCGCTGCATCGTTATCCATACAGACGATGATACGCTCGAAACGGTTGAACCATTCATACTGGCCTACAATCTGTTTCTCACAGCCTGTCTCACCGATGGTAGGCGATACAGTTGGGATTGGATCATAACTAGTTCCATTCTTCGCATTGTCACGTGCTGTCTTATCAGCAAGCATCTGGAATGCAGATAGTTGGTCAACTTCACCACCAACTATCAGACAATACTTACCACGTGCACGGATAAACTTGAATTGTCCAAACAGTTGACACTCTCGACCAGTTTCACCCAAAGCTCCACGGAAGTCTTTAGGCAGCTCACGTCGCTTGTAACCAGACAAGAAGAAGCCATGATCATTGTCAGACTCCATAGTACAAGGGTAATACTGAACCTTAACTTCACCAGTCTTGGTATCAATCTCATGACGTACACCGAAAGCTGCGGTTGTGTCCTTGCGAATACCACGTAGACCTTTAGAGTCAGTGGTTGTCACCTCTTTCATCTTTGCATGGATTTCATCATTAAACTCTGCACCCACAACACTATACTCCTGCTCTTCTGTAACACCGTTTTCTTCAAGCCATTCCTCAGATGGAATAGTGAAGCCTCCACACATGCCGAAACAATGTGCTCCTTTATGACGACCAATATCATCACACCCATAAACCATCAGGTTGTCATGGCTATTATCGCCACCCTTCTCAATACATTTTGGGCATCCTACCTTACCATAGGTGTACAGATCAATTCCATATCTATCTGCAATCTCATTACTAGTCAAGCAGCACTGGCCTCCGTAAATGTTTGTTCATATATAGAAGTGTTACCCGGAGTGCCCCCGTTTGGTGGAGTGCCGTCAGGGTTGCTACCGCCGCCTGTAGGAGGCTTTGGCTTCTCAGGCTTAGCACGTGCTCTGGCACCATGTAGAATGCCGGGAATCACTGCCTCAAGGGCTGGAGTCACTGGAGTCGAGAGGCTATAGCCTTCAGGAATCTCACGCACTGCAAACTGTGTAAGCTTAGCTAAGATTGTGAAGTCCCAAGCTGCATGCATTGTTGGGAATGGGATAATGATTGTGTTTCCGTTCATCACTGGAACGCTTGTCATTCTTGTGTCCTCCGTTTGTGTTTATCTTTTCGACGGTACTTTGTTCTGTCCCGTTCGATCTTAGGGATGTTAACACGTCTATTCGGTCCTGCCAAGGGGTTTCTTGGTGTCATGCTTCTCTGATCCATTCGTGGGTTGCACTATCAACAAGATACTTGTCAACGTGTGTGGCGTTCTCAATGTGGATCAGGTACATCGTTTGCCCATGAAGCCCACCAGCGGATTGCACACGAACAGTGTATGAGCTGTCACGTGCTTGTACACGCTTCTCCAATTCATCCGCCATGTTGATTATTTGTCCTTCTGTGATCATCCTGTGCCTCCTGTTTGTGTTCAGGCATTCTACACCAATCTTACCCTTTGTCAAGCCCAAGAATGAGAAAAGCCCCAAGCTGTTTAGGCTCAGGGCTTTAATTGGTTTTCCATGCTAACAGCAGCTCGGTGCATTGCCAGCGTCCGTCCTGTAGATACGTCTCAACGTGAGTCCAAGATTTGGAGTAGCTTTCATCTATGCTGGTTAGAACTTTAAAAGGTTAGTAGTTGACCTTTTAGCTTTGCAGCTTTGCCAGTTCAGCTTTGATCGTAGTCAGTGCGTATTTCAACTCGCCAGAGTAATAGTTGGCGTGGTTAAATAGACTAAGCAGTCGATTTTATCCGATATTTGGCTCCACGGATATACCCCCGAGGAATGGGTTACAGGAATTTAGGCAATTCACTGTAGCATGGGAAAATTCTTATACGGTCAGTTCAGTCTTGGCGTTAGCTTCAGAGAGAACGTAGTCCACTTCAAACACGAAGCCGTTGATAGCTTCAGACATCTGTAGCGTTACAACTTCAAGACCACTTGGATCGAGCAGGGCTGTAACGTTGGAAGCTGTGTAAGGCTTGCTGATGGCCTCCAGTTCTTCCTCAGTAGCTTTGCGTTCCTTACCAACAGCAGTGATCAACATGGCGTCGATCTTACCCTGCATGGCGACGTTGTTACGTTCCACGGCAGTTTTCACCTGAGTTAATTGCTGAAGCAGGATAGCCAGCAAGGTACGCTCTTTATCGATAGAGCCTTTACGTTCGATAGCCTCAGCTACAGACATCTCAACGCCATTGATAGTCACATTGGTGACAGCGTTAGATCGAATGATAGCGCCTTTAACGAGGTTACGACGATCAATCAAGTCATTCACAGATTGCAGGTTTGCCTTGAGAGCGTTGGAGGTAGCTTGTAGATCACCACCATTTGTCACCTTACCACCAGTAGTGATAGAGACGAATACAGAACCGCGAGTGGCCTTCTCAATACGATCATTGAGAGATTTCACTTCAGCCAGAGCGCGAGTTACAGAAATTGCCATTTGATATTCTCCTTTGAATGCTTTAATATTTGATGATTGTATCAGAGAGTTAAGTCTCTGTCAAGTCTTTATTCAGGCTTATCAATCAATTTGTACATGGTGTTGCGAGTCTCGATGTACATCTCGCCATCGATCTCAACAACCTGCTTCACTGTCGAGGTGCGAACAGGGTCACCATCACTGAAGATACCACGAGAGTCATTGTAGACGTACCCATGAGCCACAGTATGACCGGGAAACAGTTGATCGTCAAGACGGCTAAAGACCATCTCAGCTACAAATTTGTCTGATGGTGCAGCGTCAAGAGGTAGGATACGCCAGCTTGAGTCACCGAAGAACTCTTTCACAAGATTCACATCACCGCAGTTGATGATTTCGTCTAAACCGATTGCTCCGAACATTTGATTCCCCTTAAATGTAATGCTTGCTTCTGTATGAGTCGCCATTATGGCTTAGGTTGCACTATCTGTCAAGCTCTTATTGGAACCTTAGCATAGAAATTTCCAATTCACGAATCAACCCTGCACAGGAAATCTTCTCCAGACAACGTTTCATGAAGTCAAGGTTAGATTCTTCCTTCGCTTGATGCAAATTCAAGCTGATGTCTTGCAGTACAGCAGTGCGTTGACTGACTCGCAGTTGCGAGAAAGCGTAGGCCAATTCTCTGTTCATCTGTATTCTCCATTCTTGTATTTAAGGACGAGGTGCATTCTCATACAATCGTATCCGATTGGCATTCCTGTGTTGCTGTGTAATACACTACCATTACCTTGTGCCTTAATGCAAGCAATTTTCTGATCGTTGAAGTGATCTTGCTTTGCGAACACAGTACCAAATATAGAGACAGCGAGTAATGTCAAGCATATTGCGAATTTCATAGTGATCCTCTGGCTGATGTCACACATTCTATATGGATGTTCTAATGCTGTCAACAGCTTTCGCATATCCTAAATCAGTTTCGTATTGTCGAGATAAACCTATCCCAAGGCTCGCCATACGAATTTAATCGCCTCGACGTGCCTTGAGGTTTATCTCATGTGCTATCCTAAATTCAGATCGCAAGTCGGCGTCATGTGACGCTATAGATTGAGAGCCTTCCTCTATACCAGAGTCATCGCTGCACTGTTCTCTCATTCAACCTCAGTGGCCCCAACAGCTTCCTCTTCATAGGGCGTGTTCTCGTAGGTCGGTGAGCGAATAACCAGACATATCTCCCCTACGACGTGATGAATATTAGCATGGAAATTCTTTCTGTCAATAGGAAAAATAGGTGTTGACAGGATTCCGAAACGTTGTAAGATGAGCGCCATCAAACACACATAAGGAGATTCAAATGAAAGTCGTAATCGCAAACGCTGTACTGGCTGGCCTCGCAATCGCTGATCGTCTGAACGAGATGGGTCTTTCTGCTGATGCTGTACTGCAAGAGCAGGTCGGTGAACTAGCTACTGAGCTTGCTGGGATCATGCAAGCTGTTGAGCTGGTAGATAAGGCTGTTGGTGTGGTTGCTAATGCTTACCGTCAAGGTGAAGTAGAAGCTGTCACACGTGGTCTGACTGTCATCAAACAGTGTACCTCTGAACTGGTGTCTGAGCAAGAGCGTATTGAAGCTGCGATGGGCACTCCTGAAGAGTTTATGCTTCTTCAACTGCTGCAAGCTCTGGCAGGTGCACGTTAATGGGGATTATCAAATCGATCCCACTGCTGCCAAGTGCTAACCTAAAAGCATTGTACGACCGTGCAGTTGTGGGTCTTGAGCATCTGATTGATAATGGTGCCAGTCAAGAGCTGATCGACGCTGCCATGGAGCCAATCGAGGCTTTAGCCATCACTTGCGGAATGCTTCTAGCTGTGCAAGAATGCTACCCAATGTTGCTTGAACATCTGGACGCTCAGTCTGATCCGAAGGCTCTTCGTTTCGGTGACATGCTGAATACTGTTGTCGTAAAGTGATGTACCCTGCCCTCGTCACCGAGGGCTTTCTTACGCCCAAATTTAAGGAGAATTGAATGAGTGAACGTACTCTCGCCCGTGTTGTAACCATTGATGAGCTGCTGCCTATCGAAGGTGCTGATCGTATCGAACTGGCTATTGTAGGTGGCTGGCAAGTAGTTGTGCAGAAAGGGCTTTACGTCATCAATGATACGAAGGCCGTGTATTTCGAGGTAGATAGTTTGCTTGACACTGAACGTCCATACTTTAGTTCACTGGCTACTCTGTCGAGCAAGCTGCTCCACGTTGTGGATGGCCGTACACATGCACGTATCAAGACCATGAAGCTGCGTAAGCAACTGTCTCAAGGTTTCTGTATTCCGTTGTCTGAGACTGGCATCACTGCCAAAGTTGGTGACGATCTGACTGATAAACTTGGTGTCATCAAGTATGAGAAGTCTGAAGAGAAGGCCATGAATAACTCTGGCTCTGCCAATCCAAAGAATGGCACCAGTGCTCTGGGCTTTCCGAAGTTTGTACCAAAGACTGACCAGACCCGAGTGCAGAATATCACCGCACTCTACAACAAAGCTGTTGAACAAGGAGAGAAATTTGAAGAGTCTTTTAAACTTGATGGTAGCTCCCTTACTGCGTTTGTTCGTGATGGTGTGTCTGGTGTGGCTAGTCGTAACGTCGGTTTTCGGATGGAAGATGAAACACGTGGGCTGGTTGCTACTGTTGTTCGGTTCCTTCAGCATTGTCGCAGCCGGGGTATTCGTAATGCAAAGTGGGAGCGTGTAATCAAGAAAGACGATAACACATTCACTCAGATGGTTGCTGAGGCTAAACTGATTGAAGCGATCCGTCTTGATGGTCGTAACCTCGCTATTCAAGGTGAGATGGTTGGCCCTTCGATTCAGAAGAACTTTGAAGGTGTGGATAAGAATGAGTTCTACTGCTACGATATCTACCTGATTGACGAGCAACGTTATATGCTACCTACTGAACGTCAGTTGTTCCTGACTAACTACCGTGTACAGGGTGTTCCAATCAACAATGTTGGTGTGTTGCCAGCCACAGTTGCAGATGCACTAACACGTGCTGATGGCCCTTCTGGCATCAAAGGTAAGTATCGTGAAGGCTTCGTCTATAAGAGTACCACACGTGACTTCTCGTTCAAAGTGATTAGCAATACATATTTGTTGAAGGAGGAATAACATGGTACGGGTAGTAGAGAAAGCTCCATGCAAAACCACCACTTGCTATCACTGCAAGGCAAAGCTTGAGTATGATTACACTGATATCACTTCAGAGTTTATCAAGGATTGGGGCGGTGGGGGCGACACCTACTACCGTATTGTTTGCCCACAATGTAATCTGAAGAATAATGTGAGTAAATGGGGTAACTAATCCCCAGACACAAAGAAGCCGGCCCCGTTATCTACGGGAGCCGGCCATTTTTGCTCGTTCTCTGATGTCATCAATATCACGTTTATTCCTTTGAACGTCGTCCCGTAGCAAGTCATTTTGCTTACTCACAATGAACTGGAGTGAGTTTATCTGTTCCTGAAGTCGATTCATCTTGATTTCATACTTCCTATCTACTTCCAATAGCTCTCGTTGGTATTCTTGTTGAGCTACATCTAGTGCCAATCGACTCGTTTTATTGTTGTCAGTCGGAAGAGCCAATAGACACACACAGACAAGGAGCGTGATCACCAGACCGCCAGCAAGAATTGCCAGTAACCAGTCTTGTTTCCTTGTCATACCTTATCTACCTTCTCTTATCTACGATTCCTGTTGTTGTTACGAATTTCTTCCATCAACTTCTCAAGATATGTGTTCATCAATCTTACTTCACTACGAACACCATCAATCTGAACTGCTGTCGATGCATTAATACGCACTTCGGTGTCTTTTAGTTTGGACTCAGATACGGAGTCACGTTGCAATACGTAAATCCTCTGTTCCAATGTGTCTTGTGTACTCTTTAGATCGGAGTAGGCTGCACCTGTCACGCCCATCACGACCATTAGCAGTGCCCCAGCAATGTACCCAAGTACACTTTTCACTGCGGAATTCAAATCACTACTTACTGCTGTTGCTGTCGCCATTATAAAGTTCCTGTTGTTTGAGTACCCATTGTTGGATACTTTCGATTCGACTGTTACATTTCCATACTTCGTATGTGTTGGTCACGTACGCGTGAGCCAAAGCACGAACAGTGTCTTCCTGTACACGTTCAGGGGTGCAGCGTTGCATCAACTCATTTGGTGGGGCCAGTACAATGGTCTTTGTCACCGTCACAGTAGGCTGTGTCGAGCAGGCGCATAAGATCAGGACTAAGACGATCCCCATCAGAAAAGCTCTGAGACTTCGTAGGAGCTGCATTAGCTTCCTCCTTGATGGTCATGGTAGGTAGGGCATTGATAGCGTCTCCTGTGGACTGTTGGGCAGCGTTAAGGGCGTTCTCTCTGCGGTAATACTGATTCAGTGTCTCCACTGTAATCAGACAGCTTGCATCGGCCTGCTCCTTGGCCTTCAAATTATCTACAGCAGCTACTTTGTATGTAGTCACATCCTGATATAGGTGTTGAATTTTATTATATGCATAGTATGAGTAGCCACTGACAATCAAGAGTAAGCTCAGGATGATTGCCATGGCATATTGTTTAATTACTTGCAGCATCTTCTACCTCTTTATCCTTAGTCGTGTAGTATACGAGTCCAGCTCGTACAATAGCGACAAATGTTGCAATCCCTGCATATGATCCCGGAGGAAGGAGAGGCTGCCACAACATCATCAATGGCTCTGCTGCAAGGAATGCAGCGGCGATAACACCAAGAGTCAAGTGAGTTTTATTAGACATGTAGCACCTCTATTAGTTTATTATATGAAATTAAAACCTGTAGTTTTAAGTTGATTCCAGCTAGTGGCCGACCAGCGAGTCGCATCTGTGTTCGTGTCTGTACAAATTAGATCGATGTTCTCTAATGTTCCAGACACTGTGCCGACTTGTGATGGCTGCTCTTTAAAGTTATCCCATTTACCGCCTTTGAACGACACACCAACCGAGTTCTCGATTCGTACTGGACGATTCTGTGGGCTAACATAAGCAAGTCCAAACAGGAGGCTAGGACCAAAGTTGATGTAGTTGCTACCAACGATTCGAATCATGGCGGTATCTGCGCGGGCGTCCCTGAGTCGAACTTTCCCAACAGTGGCGTAGTTTGTACTGTAGAAGGTTAAGACTGTTGAGTTGACAATGTTTGCTGGAGACCCACGGCAATCGAATTCAACACCACCAACGTCAAGCCATTGTCGTAGGTCTACCGTATCAGTTGGCAAAACAAACCTGATCAAACCACCGCCGTTTGGGGATGTGGCTGCGATCAACAAGTTAGGCTGTGATGTTTGTGGACCTTGGTAACGGGCAAATATCTTACCCCATGTCCCGCGTGCATTGCTCTCAAGTAGGCAGCCCTTTCCGCGAATAGTCACATGTTCGTTGGAGATTGCAGTGTAAGATTGGAATGCCACGCATTGTGTAAGGTCGTCAGTGATCAATCGAATATCACGACATGACAACTTCACCAATGCACCTGCACCAGATTGACTGGACGCTACACCATACAGCAATGGATATGCGGTTAGTGGTGCTACTGCCCCTGCTCTAGTTAGTTGTATAGATGCGCAACTAAAATCAACACTCCCTGTAGTCGGGCTATCAGGATCACCAATACAGATACCACGGAGGTCATTAGCACGGGGTGCGAACACATTTCCTGCGGTGACTGGTGTTTGGATTGTCGTAGACCCAGTTTGTGATACCAACAGCGGGCCATACGCATAAGGACGCGAAGCACCTCTAGGGTATTCTGCGTGGATATCCCCTATGGAAGTATTCCCTGCACGGTGAATCCAAACACCAGAGCATCTGTTCTGTTGTGCTGCACTTGTTCCGGGAGCAGTGTTAGTTGACGCAGACAGTCCGTAGTCTGTAACTCGGATATTTCCTATAATGCTGTCATCACATTGAATGAATGCACCATTTACATCTGACACAATATCTATATCACCAATAGTCACACGTCTAGGTCGCATAGTATCCCCATCAATAGAGACACCAGCCCATGTATTTGTTGCGGCTCCACAACCTTCGACTGAGATGCCACCGGGAATACACAAATCGGTAACTGCGTAATAGATATGCGTACCACGTCCGCGAGAGCCACTGATATGCGAGGATGGATCATCAACTTGACGAACTTTCTCTACGTAGGCATCACTAACCACGGTTACGCCAAACCTATCACAAGTGGCGATCACACCAGTCCATCGAATGTTTTTTACAGGTCTTGAAGTCGCCCATGCATCGGCACTCGTTAAGTCTGCACCAGTCTGCACCCACGTAACTGTGCTTGAGGTTGGGATACTCGCAAGCGTGAATGTACCATTGAATGTTGGGTCTACAGATTCTTGGACAACAAGAGGTCTTCCAATATCAGCAGTAACCATACTGTGAGGGCTTGCTGATGTAAGGGTTACCACGTTTGAGGCTCTGGATAACGTACCCGACATACCAAAGTAGGTTCCAGACCCAGCAACGTCGCCACTTACAAGGTGAATAACATCCCCAAACAGTGATCCATTTTCAAAGTGCATCCGACTACCGGAGTACAGATAGCTCATGTTTAAGCCAGTCTTGTACAAACCCGGAACCCACTTGATGGTGATTCCTTTGATAGTAGAGTTCAATTTAATTGCTGTCATGCGGGAAGCGTATGTAACTTCCCAGTTTGTAACACCGTCAGGAAAGACACCGTAACGGCGAACGTCACCTACTGGGTAGCTCTGATTAAGAACTCCAGTCTCGCCCGTCACAACAGGCCAGTTTACTACATACCGGGAATCAGCTTGCGACTTGCTAATACCGGGTGCATCTAGAATACTCATAAAATTTCCTTATGTAATAGTGATAGCAGGCTGAGCTGTTACGGCCCCTGCTGCGTCCCTTGTTACAGCTGTTTGTCTGATGGTTTTTGTTGTGGAGCTAACATATGTAGCATGCCACGCATCAATGGCCCCCGGAAATGATGAACTAGCTACATCAGTGGTGAATGTACCAGTTATGCCATCTGGCCAAACGATACTAGCTGTTGTGATTGCTTCATTGATGTCGCGGGTTGCGGATACGAGCTGAAAGGCACTTGCGTATGCCCAACTCAAGAGAGATGTTGATTTATCTGTCTTAAGGTCTAATGCTGTTTGTTGTGTTGTACTGACTGGCTTGTTAACGTCTGAAGTATTATCTACGTTACCAAGACCAACAGCACCCTTATCTAGTGTATTCCATGTCTTATCGCCCCGCCAGTATTGTCCAGTTGTCCCAGCACTGATCGAAGGTTCTTTGGTTCCAACTACAGTAGTGAGACTATCAATATTCGATTGGAGTGTGTTTGAAGTTGATGTCAATGACGCTGTTGAAGCTTTAGTGTCAACAGTTGTTGACAGGGTGTCTACGTTAGCTTGTACACTGGATACAGTAGATGAATCAGCCTTTGTGTTCACAACACTAGTTAGTGTGTCCACATTTGTTTGAACAGCAGTGACACTCACCGAAGAAGCTTTTGTGTCCACTACAGCAGACAAATCCGCATCAAATGTTTGCAATCCAGTAATTTGAGTTGCGACAGCAGACAAAGATGACGATACATCTACACCCTTGGCATACTGAGTGTGAGCATCAGCGTCTAATGTGTGGGCTAGGATGGCACTAGCAACTCGGCCAGCGGGCTCAGCCCCTACGTCAATGGCACTGGGTAGCTTGTGAGTGTGATCGTCTCTGGATGCACTAGAAGAGCTTCCAGCCACTGGTGTTACAGATAGTGCAGAGGGGGTTTGATTGGAGAGTGGCGTTGCACTGGATTTAAGACTGTTCAAGAAGTCTTGGACAGTGCCTGTATTACCTTCACTCAACCAGCTTAAGTAGGCACTGTCTCCAGTATCACCTTTTGGCCCCTTAATACGGACTGCAATATCAAGGTCACTCGATGTATCTACGATAATATCAACCATTTAAACCTCAGTTACACTTGGTAGTGTCTTGAAAGTTCCATATATAATCTTGTGGGATTCTCCACTAGCCTCAGTTACGAACAAGTCATACACCGAGAAGTAGATAGCATCTCCCAACGATTCATCTGGAATGTTTAGTACAATGACATCAACACCCTCGAAGGAGAGTCCAGAGGTCATATCAATTGTTAGAAGAGTATCGGTATCACCATAATTCTTCCTAACTTGCATTTTTGCAGTTGCACCTACGAGGTTTAGGCCAATGACCTGAATACTTCTTTCGTAGGTGTCTCGTTGTTGCGTGATGATGTCGTATTTGATAGCCATTGATGGTTCCTTATTTAAAGCTGGCGTATGCCTCTGCTAACTTGGTATCATATTTATTCTTGAGGTAGTCAGGTCCGTTGTACAGTTTTGCAAACTTCGCCCAATCCTTATTCTTCAGTGCCAAGTGAATAGCAGGATTGGCTTTGATGAAACGAACAAACGTATCCATCTGGCCATCCTCACTAATAAACTGTGCATTGATAAATGCTTGGAGGGTTGGATATCCAAGGTCTTTCCAGTGGAAGCCCATAATCTGGAATAATCCCCAAGAAGCACTTTGGAGTGCACAATCCCTGTCAATGGCCACTGCTTGAGCGAGTCGTGCATGTTCAGCGACACCCCCTTTGTAGCCTCCTGCCACAGGA